ACATCGAGATTGATTATCTGCTCTCGCAAGGCGGGCGCGCGCTGAAGTATCAGAGCGACCCGACGCTGCTCATCAAAGAGCCGGCGACCGGGCAAGGCGGCACGCTCACGAAGGGCGCGGGCAACGCAATCACGGTCGGCGCGGACGGCGATGCCAAGTTGCTCGAAATGAGCGGCGACGGCACGAACGCGCTGCTCGAATACGTGCGGCTCGCGCGGCAAGTGGCGCTCGAATCCATCCACGGCAACAAGGCCGACGCCGACAAGATCGCGGCGGCTCAGTCAGGGCGCGCGATGGAGTTGATGAATCAGGCGCTTATCTGGCTTGCCGACAAACTGCGCATCTCCTACGGCGAGAAAGGCTTACTGCAACTCTATCGCATGATCGCGAAGGCGTCGCAGAAAGCGCAACTCGTCGACTCGGAAGGGCAGAAGATCGAGCCGATTGCGACCGATAAGCCGTTCGCGCTGAAGTGGCCCGCGTGGTACTCGCCGACATGGGCGGATAAGACGAACGAGGCGAGCACGCTGTCGACGCTCACCTCTGGCGGCTTGCTCTCGAAGGAAACGGCGACCGGATCGCTGATCGAGCAATACGACGTCGAAGACCTGCCCGAAGAAATCAAGCGGATCAAGGCCGAATCAGAAGCCGCAGACGCGGCCGAAATCGCGAAGGCGACGGCGATCAAGCCTGTGCCAGACAATACGGGGGATTAATGGGGTTAGATTTGCGACTCGGCGACTGCCGGGAAGTGTTGCGCACGCTCGACGCAGATTCGATTGACCTCACAGTAACAAGCCCGCCATACGACAACCTGCGCACATATAACGGCTTCACGTTCGACTTCGAAGGCATTGCGCGCGAGCTATACCGCGTGACGAAGCCGGGCGGCGTTGTCGTTTGGGTTGTTGGTGATGCGACGGTTAAAGGAAGTGAGACGGGAACGAGTTTCCGGCAGGCGCTTTTCTTTCGTGACGTGTGCGGATTCAATCTGTACGACACGATGATTTGGCGAAAAACGAATCCGATGCCGAGTGATTTAGTTCGGTATCAGTCGAGTTTCGAGTTCATGTTCGTGATCAGTAAGGGCAAGCCCAAAGCAACAAACATCCTCAAGGAGCCGTCAAAACTCGCGGGGAAGAGCAGACGCGCGCACGACCGGACCCCTGATGGGGTTAGGTACAACATGGGCGACACATACGAGTATGCGCAGGAAAAGCGCCGCGCCAATTGTTGGGACGTAGCAATCGGCGGCGGGGTTAAGGGGCACCCCGCCCAATTCCCCGAATCCCTCGCTCGCGATCACATTCTCTCGTGGTCAAACGAAGGCGACACAGTGCTCGACCCGTTCCTCGGCTCGGGCACTACCGGAAAGATGGCGCGGCAACACGGCCGCAAGTTCGTCGGCATTGAGATAAGCGCCGACTATCTCGCCATTGCACAAAAGCGCATCGCAGACGCGACGCAGAACGATTTACTTGCAGCATAACGCGCAGATGCGCAACACCAAACGGCCCGCTAGATGCGGGCTTTTTTCATTTTTAGGGCGGGCAGATGCCCGGACACCATCACATGCGAATCTCGTCACTCCTTTCCTTCCTGCTTGGCTTCTCCGCAACGTTCCGCCTCGGCGCTGACGGTGACGACGCTGGCGGCAACTCCACTCCGCCCGCCGCGACCGCGCCGACGCGCGAATCGTTCTCCCGCGAATACGTGAGCGAACTGCGCGACGAGGCGAAATCCTACCGCCTGAAGGCGGCAGACAAAGACGTTGCGCTCACCGCTGCGCAAGCACGAATCGCCGAACTCGAAGCCGGCACGAAAGAAGCGCTCACGAAGGCCGAACAAGCCGCGAACGATCGCGTGCTGCGCGCCGAACTGAAAGCCGTCGCAGCAAAGCACGGCGTCGTCGACGTGAACGACGCGCTGAAGGTGCTCGACCTCGCCGGCGTGAAGCTCGACGCGGACGGCAACCTGACCGGAGCCGATGAACTGTTCGAATCCGCGAAGAAGGCAAAGCCCTATCTCTTCGGCACAACGAGCACATCGAGCACGCAGAAGCCGCCGCCCGCTGGCGACCCGAAGCCGGTCGACGTTCGCAAGTCCGATCCGAAGGATTACGAGGCAGCAAAAGCCGCATTCCTGAAGTCTGCGCGCTAACCCGCCCGAACCGAGCAGCACCCACACCTAAACCGAAGCCCGCCACTGCGCGGGCTTTTTGCTTTTAAGGAACGCATCACATGCCGATTAGCAATTTCCCCGCCGCGCTCCAACCGGCAATCCAGCAAGGTTTCCTGGCTCGCGAGTTCCAAAGCGGCCTGGAATCGCAAATCACGTATCGCGCTGTCGCTGACCGCGAGAAGTTCGCGAACGCGGTCGGTGAAACGATCACCAAGACCCGCCGCGGCCTGAAGGCGCCGGTTACGGCTCCGCTGAACCCGTCCGGCAACACGAATCTCGACAACGGCCTCACGCCGTCGGGCTGGACGATCGAGCAGTACACGCTCGGCATCGATATGTACGGCGACACGATGGACCTGAACATGGTCACGACCCGCGTCGGCATCGCGTCGCAGTTCCTGCAAAACGCGCATGTGAACGGCGTCCAAGCGATGCAATCGCTCGACCGCCTCGCGCGTAACAAGCTGTTCGGCGCATACCTGTCGGGCAACACCCGCGTTCGCACGACCCTCGGCGCTCCGGCTGCGACGGTTGCTGTCGACGACGTGCGCGGCTTCCAGTACGTGAGCGTCAATGGCGTTCTCGTTCCGGTTTCCGGCACGAACACGCTGACCGTCGTTTTCGCGAACGGCAACAGCTACACGCTGACCGGCGTCGCTGTCGACGGCTCGAACGTGTCGACCGCACCGCAAGGCGTGAGCGGCACGCTGACGTTCTCGGGCAACGTGTCGGTTGCCGATGCAACGGCCGGTAACTCGGTCATCGCCTCGAACGCCGCTTCGGTTCTGCGCCCGAACAGCAAGCTCTCGACGTCCGCAATCGTCGGCACCGACCTGCTCACGATGCAAGACCTGCTCGCAGGCGTGACGGTGCTGCGTAACAACCGCGTGCCGACGATCGGCGGCCTGTACAACTTCTACGCCGACAACGCGCAGTTGAAGGGTCTGTTCAAGGATCAGGATTTCAAGCTGCTCTATCAAGGTCAGTACGGCTCGACCGAGTTCAAGACCGGTCAAGTCATCGAAATCATGGGCCTGCGCATCATCCCGACGACCGAATCGCCGCAGCAAACGCTCGGCGCGGTCAACGTGCATCGCGGCATCATGTGCGGCCAAGGCGCGCTGATTGAGGGCGATTACGAGGCGATTGCGCATAGCGACATCGGCATCGAGGAAGGTCTGATCGAGATGATCGACGGCGTTGCAATGGTCACGCGTGAACCGCTCGACCGCCTGAAGCAAATCATCGCTCAATCGTGGTACTGGATCGGTGGCTTCGCTGTTCCGACCGACATCACGGCGAACCAAAACATCATCCCGACCGCGACGAACAGCTACTACAAGCGCGCTGTCGTGATCGAATCGGCCTAATCGGTCATGGGGCGCTCCGGCGCCCCTCTTCACGAGGAAATCATGAGTGACGCAACCGCGCCAGACGGCGCACAGGCGCCTCTCGCGACCTCGGATGCACCGATAGACGCACCGAAGGTCACGAAGCCCGCCAAGGCGGCAAAGAATGCGCCCGCGCTACCGGAATCGGTGACGATCGCGGCGCATTACCAGTTTTACGACGAAGCAGGCGACCCGCAAGCGTGGCTCCCTGGCGAAGTCGTGACGGACAAGGCCGAAATCAAACTGTTGATCGAGCGCGGCGCGCGCTTGCTCGGCATCAATGGAGAGCAAGGCTGATGCTCACCGACGCACAACGGGTCGACGTTCGACGCTTCTGCGGGTATCCGCTCTACGGCGGGCAACCCGTTCAGGCGTTCGGGTATCGATTCTTCCAGCAATACGGCACGCTTGAATTTCGCATGACGAACATGCAAGACGCCGAAGAGGCGGTGGTCGTCAACTACCTGACGCAACTCACCGCGCTCGAAACGGCGATTTACGGCACGAGCGACAACCTCGACACCGACGTTGCCGCGGTATGGACGCACAACAAAAACGAGCAGCGCGACCGCGAAGCGCTGTTTGACTCGACGCGCCGGCGCTTGTGCGCGTTCTTCGGCATTCCGCCCGGCCCGGCGTTCGATGTCTCAGGTAGCGGCGGCTCTATCGCATTGGTGGTCTGATGAACGGGGCCAAAGCGCAAGAGCAGGTCTACAAGGGGTATGCACAGGTCGCGAAACGCATCGGCAACGCCTTCACCCTCTACCGGCCGACGTCTTCCGATATGACGATCGCGCAGATTGTCGCGGTCAACTTTCTCGCAAGCCTGAACGCCGAAGACATGACCTATCGGCGCCCGAACAAATACGGCAAGCCGACATGGTTCGCCGTGATGGACGGTCGCGTTACGCAGGTCGGCGATTACCTCATCGGCGACACCGGGAAATTCTTCGTCGCCGCTCAACAACCGCTTTTGCCGATTCTCGTCGTCGAGTGCAATCGCACAATCAACATCACCCGCCCGCAAGTGCAGACGCAATTCGGCGCGGTGACGGACTACGAAGGCACGACGGCGGCGAATGAGACGCCGCTGATGACCGGATGGCCCGCGAGCGTGCTGCAAGGCACGAAGGGCGAGAAAGGCGGTGTCGCGCTGCCAGGTGATGTGCGTGACGCGTGGTGGGCGATCCTGCTTCCGTTCGTGCCGGGCGTCGTGCTGCGATCGGGCGACCTGATCAGTGACGACCTTTCGCGCCGCTACATCATTTCGAGCGCGGAATTGACCGACCTCGGATGGCGAATCACCTGTCAACAGGGGCAGACATGAGCGACCTCGCAGACGTGCAGAACGTGCTCGTCGGCCTAATCGCCGGCTGGCTCTATCCGAACGGCACGAATCAACCTTCGGCGGTCGGCTTCAATGTCCGCGTGGGCGCGGGCTGGCCGACGCAAGCGAGCCTCGATTCCGATCTCG